TCAATGCCAGTAGGGAAGGCTTGTTGATCAAGCGCCCCAGCTGCAAAAATTTTCCCCCCAGCATCAAGAGCTTCTCCGGTAAAGCCATAACCTTTGAGCTTTTCACCGAACCTTTTGTCTGCAAGCTCTTGCAAAGCAGCAGCACGCTCAGCATCAGCTAAATCAACATACGCCATCCTCAACTTATTCAGTTCCTCTCTGACTTCGGGCACCGTTCTGCCGATAGTATCTTCGTACTTAATCAATTGATTATTTAAACCCTCTGTAACGTCAATTGCTTTTTGAAGGCTTCGCTCGTATTTAATTTTTATCTCTTCCTCTACAGTTGCTCCAACCTTTTTAGTCGAAAGTGTCAGGTCAACATTCATGCTCTTCAGTTTCGACATTAATTTTTCTATACCTAAAATCGCGATTCCGATTCTTCTTTCAGCTGCTTCTGATGATTTGTCACCCTTGCCGTCACCGCCGCCGTCTAGGCCGCCGGTAGGAGGAGTGATTGTGTTAGGTCCGGCGAATTTAGGGGGGGAATATGATTTCAGAATATCCAAAAATTTTTGCACTCCCCGAGAGGGTGCGCCCTGCTCCTGAGGTTTGCCGTATTGCTCTCTCAGAATATTTTTTTCTAGTTGCGTTGGGCCTAGGAAAGGTATTCCGTCAAAGTTTGCTAAACCCTGAGTAATAAACATAACAGTTTTAACTATTGGCGCAAGTATCTCGCCTATTGCTCTACCTGTTCCCACTGTTATCCTGTAAACGGCTTCAGCAAAAGCAGCCGTCTCTGCTATTAGTCGCTGGAACTGTTCTTTGTTGCCATTCACATAGTCAATAGTTTCCTTAAGGCTGTCTTGAAAACCTGCACCTATGAATAGAAACAAGTTACCGTAAGATTCCTGCATCTCATCTAACGCAACCTGAAGCCTCACTCCTGCTTTTTCAGGACCACTGGCTAAAGCTTCAGCAACCTCTGCATAATCCTCGCCCTGCTGCTCGGTGAATCTGACGAATTTTGCAATTGTCACCTCTCCCTTCTTGAATTGTTCTGTTAACTCCTGAAGGCTGATCTTGTTCGCAGCAGCGAATTTTGCCACGGCTCCAGGAATACGTTCACCGATTTGCCCAGAAATTTCTTCAGCACTAGCCTTACCCTTACTCAGAACCTGAGTTGTTGCAAGGAATAAAGCCTGCAAATCTTCTTGAGATTTACCTGCGGCAACGCCAGAGACGGTAATGCCCTCGTAAATCGCTTGAGTTTGCTTGACGGTAAGGTTATTTGCTTTTGCAGCAGCAGTTACACCCGTCAAACCTTTAACTACGTCGGTAAGCCTAATTGCGTATTTCTTGCTGATCTCTCTAGCAAAGTCAAGGTTTTGGTTGTACTCAACAACATCTTCAGACACCCCACCAAGGGCACCTTTTGCCAAGTTCAATTCAGCCACATATTCCGCAACGCCGCCAGCCGCTTTCCTTAGCTGTCCCACTTGTGCTCCAAGCGCACCGCCCAGCACTGCACCTCCAACTCCGCCCACCAAGCCGCCGCCTAGGGCTCCAATCGCACCTTCAGGCCCACCAAACACACCAGCGCCTGCAACCGTGCCTGCGATCTGAGCGGCACCCCTAAGTCTTCCCCCGCGACCTCTGCCCTCCGCCTTGGCAAGCTTCTTGTCCAATTTGGCAAGCTCAACCCCCGCCTCCTTGAACTCTTTGCTCATAAGGTCTGCAGAGTCCCTTACAGCCAACAGCTCATTTTTTTGCGCACGAAGAGCATTAATTGAGTTCTTGGAATATTTAACGACAGTGCCGCTAGCCTCTTTCAATGCTCTGTCTATTTTCTCAATCTCATCTCTAGCTTCTTTAAACTCTTTACTTGTTACATCAGCAGAACGCCTAAGTGCCTCAAACGCATCTCTCTGAGCGCTTAAATTATTAATTGATTTAACGGATGCTGACTGAAGTTCCTTTACCTTTCGGACAAGCAAGCCAAAATCGTTATCAGCTCCTTTTGCTTCAGCTGAAGACTTCCGCAATGCAGTTTTAAGTTGATTAAGTCCCTGCAGGTTATCAATCTCAGCCCTGATCTTTAGGACGGTCTCGTTATTAGCCATTACTTATCCGACTTGTTTAATTCTGAGAGGGCTGCGGCTTCCATCACCTGAAGTTCCTCCAGCATCTCACGGGGATTCTCTACATCATAAAGGGACATCAGTCCTGACGCACCAAGCAAAACCTCATACTTCAAACCAACGTAACCTCCCATCGTGACGGTCCATTGCGTTTGCATACGCAAAAACATCATCAACGCTTCCCAATTTTCTTCCCACACCTCAAAATGCTCCTCTTCGGGGGCCGTCTGACGCAACGGCTTCAATCCAAACGCCGCTGCGTCATCTGCACTCTTGTCCTCTACTCTTTTGCCGCCATTTGCCCAATACTTGACGGCATCTTTTAGTTTCCCAGCTTGGCCCCCTCGAATGTCTCGGTGTAAGCCTGCAAAACACCACGAATCCAGTAAGCATCATCAGCAAACTCTTTCATCGTTGCCTGACTAAACGGAACGGGCTTGCCTTCTTCGTCCTCGATCCCCTCCCATCCAATCAATACCGACTTAAACAAATCAAAATCGCCTTTATCAGCAAGCTCCTGAAACTCAGACCTTGGCACCCGCTTAAACACCGCATCAAAAGTTGAAGTCTCAAAAACTCCGCCATCAGCAGGCTCTTCGACTTTTACAGGCCACTTAAAAGTTTTGACCTTTTTGCGAACGAAAGCCATTGAGCAAATTTAACTGCAATTAGCTTACAGCAATAAAATCCCTATGCACTATGCAGCACAAAGCCCTCTTGGAATATCCAAGAGGGCCTTGGCGGGTGCGGCCCCTGCAGGGAGTGCAAGTACAGATGGAGCCCCTAGCGTCCTAGGGCAGAGCTGTGACAGATCAAGTGTACACCAAGACGAACTCATCATTCCCTGCCGTTGATGGAATCGCGGTGTATGGGATGTTTAGCATCGCAATGCCGTCTTGATCGCCATAACTCACGTCCCCGATGTCGATCCGGGTGCTAGCAAAATCAACGATGTTCCCAGCCGTGGTGCCGTGCTGGAACGTCAAGTTGCCCAGCGTGTCATCAGTCAATGCAGCAGTAAAGTAATCCTTCGTGGCAATCGAAACCATCTCGATACTCACGCTGCCGCTTGCGCTGCGATCAGTGATTAGCACTTCCTTCGTGCAACCAATCAGCTCGCGATACACGACTGTGTTCCCGATGTCCATGCTCACTGACTGCAAACAGCCAGAGTAAGAAAGCAAGGAGAAGGTGTCTGTGTTGCCGTTCTTGAAGATCAGCGGTGTCGCCTGGTTTGCGTAAGTAACGCTAGGCAATGCTGAGTCGTCAGGAGCGTTATAGATGCCAGTGAAGGTAAAATCGATGGTTGGGATTTCACCCACGTTGGCATTCAAAGTAAACGTGCCTCTTGCTCCAGTCACCTTATGACGAACTTTATCAATGTTGTAGTGAATAGTAACTGAGCTAAAAGATGCACTTACAGGTGCATAGGTGACACTGACTCCAGCAGATACAGTCTCAGAAAGGCCGCAAGCTTGAAGCGCCTTGCCGTACTGAGGCGCGGTGCCAGCAGCACCAGATCCTGCTAGCTCAACGCTGAAAGTACATTCAACGCGAGTGTTAGCAAGCAACTGTTCAGAAGCACCCAGATAAGGACGAATCAGATCGCGACTAACAACATCACTCTGCTGTGGGGTGATGTTCAGATCCCTCACCAAAACCGCGTCGGTTCCGGTTGGAGTTGGATCGACTCCGTAGCTCGATTCTGTTTCGATCAGAATCAGTCGTTTCCGTAGAAGGAGTGGTGCCATTTTCTTGTGGGGGGTCGGCGGGAAGTGTTCGCTGAATCAGAGTGCGTTTTCCGGTTTCTGGATCGAGAAGATACGACCCACCTTGACCGCTGTACTCGTCTTTCATCGTAATCCTTGCAACTGCTTGAACTCTAGTAAGAGGTAAGGTCTTCTACCTGTGTCCGATAAAGCACTTCGTAGTCACAAGAAAATACCCCTGCAGGCTGATCAGCATCAAAGAAATCAAAATTAGTAATTACAGGCTGAATATCAATCGCCAATCCACCCAGAGTCAAATCCGCCATCAACAGTGAGTGCATTGATTCAATTACAGGATCAGCGTCCGTATATGGATTGGATGATCTAACGGTAACGATCACCCTGACCCGCATTGTCCAGTCAAGCTTTGGAAGGCTTGTGTTCTGTTGGCAGGTGTCAGTTGTCGGCTCAACAATAAGCGCAGGTGATTCAGCCCTTGCTAATGCTGTAACCCTCGACCGATACACCCTCCCGCTAACGCCAGCGGTGCTGGCCAGTGTTGTGGCAATTTGAGCCAAGATTTGCTCGCGTCTAGTAGTCATCAATCACACATCACGGAACCATGATAAGACTCGCCCGCTCCAATAGAAGAAGCTGTTGCCCTGACATATAGGACAGGCTTGTTCGAGTAAGTATGGTGATCTATCCCGCTACCGGTATGTGAATGCGTCTCAAGGATGAACCAATCAGTACCGTTCAGAGACCCCTCATGAACTGTCATAATATTAGACCCAACGATCTTGTCGACAAACGTAAAATTAGTCCCGAAAAGCCTTACTGCAGGGGTCGATCCGTCACTCACTAGTGGATCCCAAAAATGAATATTTTTTGAATTTTGAGCAAACTGGCCAATTTCTGCGGTCATGGATTTTTCATCAGCATCAACTCAACAAACTTCCCGTCGTCAATCAGATTTGCGCTTCTAACCGTGTAGTTGACTCCATCAACTGACACTGCATCGCTGTGCAGCAAGCTCCCAAACTTTGATGACTCACACGTCAACTTATAGTCAGTCGTCAGCACCACTCCGTCAGCAATAAT